AATTAAATCTTGATAATTTGACTGTGTTATTCTATTAAAAATACTTACCTCATCATCTATTTTATTTTTTTTTATTCGCTCTGCAATTTCAGGTGTTATAGGTAATCCATATAATACACGTTCAGTTATGTCTGTAGAACATACATTTTCACTAATTTTACATATTTCATTACACTCATCTTTAAAATCATGTTGAGCATCCGCTACAGCCATACGAGCCAACAATTCTTGATTAATTCCAACATCTGTCATATTACTTATTTAATGTTTATTTAGATAATATATTATACACATTTTCATGGAGTTCTTGTAATGTTCCGTTATTTGAAATAATCATATCACTGTCATTTACTTCAATCCCACTTTCACTCTTATGGTTTCTACTATTAGTATTTGTTCTCAATCCTGGCGCCGTAATCCACCTACGAATATGAATAACTATCCCACCCATGCTGCGAATCATTGCTGCCTCATTTTCAAACCTACAATCTGTAATCACAATCTTTGCTGTCTCTGGAAGCTGTGAAAGCTGTCTTTCAAGTGACATAATCCAAATATCCTCGTGAAAATGCTGTCTGCATACTTCAGTACCCCATAACTGTAAAATCTTACGTGGAGTTACATACATATCAAGACGTTCAGACCACCATACATCCTTCTTATCTCTCCATTCGCGTGACACATTTGTCAAACCTTCTAACATATCTCTTGGCCATCCAAATATAACAGAAATTGCATCTTTTAGTGTTGCTGCAAAACTCATTTTCTGAAATCCATATTGTTCAATTAGATAGGATGCTGCTGTATCCTTACCTGAACCTGAATATCCTGTTAGTGCAATAATCTGTCTCATATTGTCGTGTGAAGTTGACAGCAAAAAATATTATGGTCAAATTTTATTATTAGCAGCTTTCTATTCTATTAATCTGAATCTGAAAAGATTTCGTCTATTCTGCTTTTTGCTTTTTGTTTCTTGACAGGCGGCGAGACAGCAGCTTTCTTGTTTGGCTGTGAGACAGCAGCGTTTTTTGCCTTTTTTGTTGTCTTATTTGGCTGCGAGGCAGCCTCCACTTCAGACTTCAATTCTGTTTCTCTTTCTCTATAATAATATGGAGCTGGTGATTCATCTATATGTAAACCATTAGGGTGTGTTTGGAGTTCTTTAGGAATATCCTCTTCTGTAAAATCACACCATACATCTCTCAAAATAGGATGTCTTGTTAAATTCTTCGTTTCTGGATGCTCCATGATAGCTTCTAACATTTCCTCAATTGAATGCCCATATTTTTTACTTAAAATATATAAGACAAGTGTATGAAAATCAGCAACATGTCCCATAATCATTGTAAGGCTGTGATTAAGTGCCTTTCTCGTGGATGCATTTAATTCGTCTGGTGCATAGGGTTTATAATTCTCTACCAGGCCTTTCTTTGTTATACGAATAGATTCAATATTTCCTGAATATTCAGGAGCTTCTAATATGTCTTGTTCGGTTGACATTGTAAGTTATTTACTTTTAGATGACCTGAAAAAAATTTTCAATTTTATACTCTAGGCAGCACACATAATTAAACTATCTTTACATATATGGATTAATCACATTATAATAACGATGGTGATCAGGAACTCGCTTATTGCTATATTCAGTCTTTTTTGGGACACAGAGTAGACCATCAATATAATAACGTGTTTTAATTTGTCCAGTTTCAATATCATATCTATAACAAGGTCCCTGAATAACATTATCATAGTAAGTACAATTAGTTGTTGCTACAAGATATGTAACCTTTTTGTCATCTTCAATTTGGTCCATTGTAATATATTCTACATAATTACCATGCATAAATCCGTCTTTATAATTAATAATTTTTCTTACATAACCAATATAAGGGGTCCATTCTACACATTTTCCGTGTAACTTTCCATTCTTAAATTCACTTTCTTTTATAATTGAACCATGTGCATATATTCTATATAACCCATCAAGTTTATTATCTAGATTAACTGTATATACATGGCATTCATGTGAAGGGGTCATTGTTCTTTGTACTTTTAGTGTGTTATCGGTGGCATCCTTAATAGGATACTTGGTCTCATACTGTTCAACGTAAGCGAAAGACATCTTGAATAGGAGGGTGGATTTGTGTTGTGTATTTGTTTGTGTGTAAAAAATTCAATTTTTTAGTTTAGAGATGTGTTATATATATCTGAACTAAAATAGGTCAAATCCTCTGAATATGAGCGAATTTTATTTGCAATTAATTGTCAACCAATGCTTCAGGTCCAGTTCTCATATTAGGCTCTACATATTGCAACCCAAGGAAATCAAATATATCTTCTTCATTCTTAATACAAATCGGTGTAATTGCCTTACTTGTAATAGGAGTCATTGAATGTTCATTTAGGCTATATCCAATATCAAGAGCATGCTGTCTAAATGCAACATTGAACTTATCAGATCCAGTGAAATAGAGGATTGCATAAGGGTACTCTTTTTCGGATGTTAAGAGTAAATCCAAACGACGTGCTTTTCCTCCAGTGAGTTGACAAATAGCCATACACTTTTTATCACCAAGAGCAAGAACTTCAGTAATATATCCATATTCTGTTAGATTTTTAACATATTTATGAAAGGCTGTAATCGCCATTTTAGATGTAATCTTTTCACCATATTTAAGAATCATATCAATATCACCTGACGATTTTGCAAGACGTCTAAATGAACCTACAATTTCTCCTTTTAGGGAATTGGGTAATGCTTCGTTCAGAGTCTGTTCATGAATATACATTTCTGCGCGAGGAATTCGTTCTAGCAAATCCTCATAATACTTGAGACCAATCTTCTGATTGTCATTTAAATGTTCACGTGCAACCTTACGCAACTCCCCAATTGATGTAATTCCCTCTTCAATAAGCTGTTTGGCCTTTACTGGACCAATTCCATATACTTTCATAAGAGAATCATATGCATCAATATTCATCTCCTTTTTTGTCCTTTCAGCTGCTTTTAGCTGTCCTGTTTCAAGGATTTCCTTGATTTTAAGCGCAATCTTTTCACCAATTCCATCAATCTCTTTTACATCTGCATAAGATGTGATAGACCCGTTATAATCTTTTAGTTGTTTAATGACTTTTTGATATGCGCGAACTTTGAATTGCGAAGTAGGGCCCTTCTCGGCAACCTCTTTTTTGCGCATAATATCCAGGGCTTCAATAATAATATCTTTATAGTCGGGTGTGGTCTGCTCATGTTGCATAGACATCTTGATATACTAATAATAGTGCTTTCTAAATTGCCGACAGATAATTTCATTTTTTTTCTTATAATACTACTTAAAATTGAGTCTGATTACATACAATAATGAATACATTTATAACAGGAGGATGTGGATTTATTGGTTCTGCATTTTGTCATTATTATAGAGTAAAATATCCTGATGAAAAACTTTATATTTTTGATGCGCTTTATGATTGTGCCACCAAGAAAAATATTGAGGACCTTTTAGGTGAAAATGTACATTTAGTACATGGAAACCTCCAAGACAAGGATTTCCTGGAATATCTATTTCAAGAACATAAGTTTACCAAAGTTGTTCATTTTGCTGCACAATCACATGTAGACCATTCTTTCTCAAACCCCTTAAAATACACATATGATAATATTGTTGGAACACATAATTTACTTGAAGTTGTTCGTGCTGTCGGCTGTGTTGAAAGGTTTTGTCATATATCAACCGATGAAGTATATGGTGAAAATGAGAAGGGCGAAGGAGTTAAAACTGAAACAAGCCTTTTGAAGCCTACAAATCCATACGCTGCAACAAAAGCAGCTGCAGAAATGCTTGTAAATTCGTATGTTATGTCATATGGATTGCCTATAGTAATTATTAGGGCAAACAATGTATATGGCCCTCGTCAATATCCTGAAAAAGTTATTCCTAAATTTGTTCTGAGACTTTTAGGTGATAAACCAGTTATTTTACATGGTTCTGGTAAACAGCTTCGCTCCTTTCTTCATTGTGATGATATTGCTGCAGCAATTGATATTGTTTTACATAAAGGCGTTGTTGGAGAAGTCTATAATATCGCGTCCGATGTTGAGATTTCTATTGTTGATTTAGCAAAGAAACTTATAGGGCTTATGAAACCTGGTGAACCAGTTGAACAATGGCTGCAAACCGGTCCTGACAGAAACTTCAACGACCAACGCTATTGGATTAAATCTGATAAGTTGGGTGCACTCGGATGGACTGCAATCCATACATTTGATGAAGAATTACCACTCCTTATAGAATGGTATAAAACACATAGGGCACAAGAATGGTGGTCTGTGCTGCCTGGGGATATTTAAAGTAGGGTGCAATATAATCTAATAGTACAATGAGAATTTTGCTATGGGGTTCTAGAGGATGGATTGGTGGAATGTTTACAAAATATGCTGTCGCTGCTGGACACGAAGTGATTGCTGCAAAGAGTCGCGCTGATGACCGAGAGGCTGTCGGCCAGGAAATTGCTGCGAGCAAACCTACACATCTTTTTTGTCTAATTGGGCGTACTCATGGAGTATATGAAGGTGTTGCGATTGGTTCAATTGATTATTTGGAGAAACCAGGAAAACTTGTAGAGAATGTTCGTGATAACCTAATGGCGCCCGTGGTGCTATCGTTTGCTGCAATGCGTCATGGGCTTCATCTTACGTATATTGGGACTGGATGTATTTTTGAATATGATGGATGTGGTGGATCTGCTGAAGTGCATGTGCCTAGACAACGTGGGGACTTTGAAGGAGATGTTTGTGGTTTCAAGGAGTCTGATAAGCCAAACTTTACTGGATCTTCTTATTCAACTGTTAAGGGGTTTACAGATATGCTTGTTGGTAAGGAGTTTGCCGAGCATGTACTAAATGTACGTATTCGTATGCCTATTTCAGCTGAATCAAATGAACGAAATCTTATTAATAAAATTCTGAAGTATAAAAATATTATTGGTCTTCCTAACTCTGTAACAGTTCTTGATGATCTTCTTCCTAGACTTTTAGGACTTATGGAGAAAGGAACTACAGGTACCCTAAATGCATGTAATCCTGGAACATTATACCCTGGTGAGATATTGGATATGTATAAGAAGTATGTTGATGCTAACCATGAATGGACAGAGACATCAAAGGCAGAGATTGAGAAACAATTAGGAAATGGGAGGTCTAATAATTGTATGGATGTTGAGCGTTTACTTGAGCTCTGTCCTGACTTTCCTTCGGCTTATAGTAGTGTTGAAAAAATTATGAAGGAGTGGAGGTATTTTGAGAGAGTTGATTAATATGGCGGGCGTTTATTGTTGTATTTTTTTATAAAATCATTTAGTTCATTTGTTTTTATTATTTTATCTGTATTAATATTATCTTTTATTTCTTTTACTCGTGCAGCAATTATTGTATTTTTAATATTATCATTAACAAGTGTTATCTTAT